TCAACCTATACCTCCCCGATGCAGTCCGAACCGATGCTGGACAGTCCTTTTAAGACCCGACCCAGTCCAGATCAATGACAACTAAGCCCAGAAAGTCCAAAGCCCTACGAGGGGCAACTAAGCCACGGCTTCACAGCCCACTTCTCAAGGGCGAAAACAAGCTGCAAGATGTTAAAGACCTATGCGCAATAGTCAAGATGGATCTCATGCCGTGGCAGGAGTTCGTTTTGAAGGACATGCTTACTGTGGACAAGAAAGGCATGTGGGTTCGTAAAACAAACCTGATTCTAGTTGCTCGGCAGAATGGTAAGACTCACTTAGCCAGAATGCTAATACTTGCACACCTCATAAAGTGGAATACCAATGTCCTAATCATGAGCTCTAATCGAAGCATGGCACTAGACACCTTCCGACAAGTCACTCACCTACTGGAGACCAATGACCACCTTAAAGGATTCGTTAAACAAATCAGACACGCCAACGGAACTGAAAGCATTGAGATGCTATCTGGAGCAAGGCTTGATGTTGTCGCAGCAACTAGAGACGGCTCTCGCGGTCGATCAGTCAATGGACTGCTCTACATCGATGAAGTCCGAGAGATCACAGAAGATGGATTTAGAGCTGCTACTCCTACAACTAGAGCTCACCCAAACTCTCAAACGCTTCTTACCTCTAATGCAGGAGACGCTTTCAGCACTGTACTCAACGACCTACGAGAAAGAGCTATCGACTATCCACCCAAGTCTTTTGGATTTTATGAGTATTCAGCACCCCAGTATTGCAAGATAGACGATCGTAATGCATGGGCTTTGGCTAACCCCTCTTTGGGATACACAATCACAGAGGAAGCGATTGAAGAAGCGATTGCTACTTCACCGATTGAGAACACGCGTACTGAAACTCTTTGTCAATGGATCGATTCGTTAAGCAGTCCGTGGCCTCATGGAATCTTGGAAGATACATCGGATAACACGCTCGAAATGAGTCCAGGGGCTTATACTGTATTCGGTTTCGATGTCAGTCCTTCACGCAGGAACGGATCATTGGTCGCAGGACAGTTACTCCCAGATGGGAGGATTGGCATCGGAATCTTAGAGACTTACAGCTCTCAGGTTGCTATCGATGAGCTGAAGATGGCAGCAAGTATAAAGGCATGGTGCGACATTTATAAACCACGCCTAGTCTGCTATGACAAGTACGCCACCCAGACAATCGCAGATCGGCTAGGCAATGCTGGAGTTATGGTCGAGGATGTTTCAGGTCAGCAATTCTATAAAGCCTGTGGCGATCTTCTAGAAGGCTTAGTCAATCATCGAGTTATCCATAATGGACAAGAAGAACTGATCCAGCAGATGAATAACTGCGCAGCTAAGGTCAATGATTCGGCTTGGAGAATCATTAAGCGAAAGAGTGCTGGAGATATCTCAGCCCCTATTGGCTTGGCTATGGTCGTGAGCAAGTTAATGATCCCTCAACCTAAGCCACAAATCTTTACCTAGACACACCCATATCACATTGTCTAATTGCTTGACAAATGCTATAGTTTCTGTCTATGGGTAAAATCTTGCAGACATTCGGGCTTGAACCTAAGCCACAATTACAGGCTCAGTCCGCACCTCAAGTGCTTGGTGAGTATTCACCTTATGCAATGCCCTTCCAATATGCTTTCATTGGCAGAAGCGAAGCAATCTCTGTTCCAGCACTTATGCGCTGTCGCAATCTATTGTGTGGAACTATCGGAGCGATTCCTTTAGAGCTTTATAAGAAATCTACAAATGAAGAACTTGGCTCACCTGCATGGTTAGAGCAGCCTTCATATTCACAGCCACGATCTGTAACGATTGCATGGACTGTTGATTCACTTCTGTTTTATGGGCAAGCATTCTGGAAAGTGGTCGAAGTTTATTCTGAGGATGGTCGCCCTTCTCGCTTTGAGTGGATCGCTAATCATCGAGTGACTGCAACACTAGACAGCACAAATACTTTTGTTAGATCTTATGCAGTCGATGGCACTACTTTGCCAATGGACGGATTGGGATCTTTGATTACTTTCCAATCATTAGGCGATGGCATTCTTAACACTGGAGTTCAGACAATTCGCGCAGCTATCGATGTCCAGAAGTCAGCAGCGATTGCAGCAGCCACTCCAATGAGCACTGGTTTCATCCAGAACTCAGGTGCTGACCTACCACCGGCAGAAGTGCAAGGATTATTAGCGGCATGGAAAAGAGCTCGACAGAATAACTCTACTGCTTATTTAACAAGCACTTTAGATTATAAGACTGTTGGCTTCTCTCCTAAAGACATGATGTACAACGAGGCTATCCAGAATCTTGCTACTGAAATTGCTCGCCTATGCAATGTGCCAGCAATCTATGTTTCAGCAGATCAGAACTCAAGCTACACATATCAGAATGTAAATGATGAGCGCAAGCAATTCTTAACGCTATCTCTACAGCCATTTATTACTGCGATTGAAGATCGCTTGTCAATGGATGACATCACTGCTCGTGGCAATGTAGTCAAGTTCGATATTGATAAGAACTTCCTGCGCACTGATCCACTGCAAGAACTCGCAGTAATTGAAAAACTCCTAGCCCTTAATCTGGTGACCCAGGAACAGGCTATGGAAATGACAGATCTAACACCTAACGGAAGCAATGGTCTAGAATGAACCAAGTAATTACCTTCTCAGCTGATCTCACAGCAGACTCAGCAAGTCGCACAGTATCAGGCAAGATTGTGCCTCTAAATGTCGAAGCAGGATCTACAAATATGGGCAAGGTAATCTTTGCTTCTGGATCTATTGCTATCGAAGATCCTAAAGCAATCAAGTTGCTAAGTCAGCATGATGCTAAGAAGCCATTAGGTCGCATGGTTTCTTTTAGCGAATCAGATAACTCAATCGATGCAGTCTTTTCTATCAGTCGCTCTCAGCGCGGTACAGAAGCCCTAATCCTTGCAGAAGAAGGATTGCAGTCAGGTTTAAGCATCGGGGCAGAAGTCCTCAAGTCAAAGATCAAGGATGGCGTTACTTATGTATCTGCTGCTCGCTTGGTCGAAGTAAGTTTAGTAACAGAGCCAGCCTTTAAGTCTGCTCAGGTTACTGATATTGCAGCAGAAGAATCTGCTGTAGAAGAAATCACCCAACCAACAGAAAGCGAGACAGCCACCGTGGAAAACACCACTCCAGCAGTCGAAGCAACACCAGTTGAAGCACCAGCGGTTGAAGCTGCTCGCCCAACTGTTTCAGCAGCATACTTCACAAAGCCACGCATTGAAATCACTGCAGCTAAGTATGCAGAAAACACAATCCGTGCAGCTCTAGGTGATGACAACGCTCGTCAATACCTACGCGCAGCAGATGACACAACAGACAACGCAGGACTTGTTCCAACTCGTCAGTTGTCAGAAATCATCAACCCACTATCAACAACAATCCGTCCTTCAATCGATGCAATCTCTCGTGGAGTATTGCCAGATGCAGGTATGACTTTCGAGATTCCAAAGATCACAGCAGTTCCAACTGTTGCGATTGAGCCAGAAGGCGATGCGTTCAGCGACACAGATCAAAACGCTGCATTCCTATCTGTATCAGTACAGAAGTATGCAGGACAGCAGACATTCTCTGTTGAATTGCTAGATCGTACATCTCCAGCATTCTTTGATGAGCTAGTTCGCAACATGGCAGCAGCTTACGCAAAGGCAACAAACGCAGCAGTTAATGCAGCACTTATCTCAGGTGCAACAGCAGATGCGACAACAACAGTCACATATCCAACAGCAGCAGAATTGCTAGGAATTGTTGCTCGAGGTTCAGCATCAGTCTATGCAGCAACAGCAGGACTACCTAACCCATTCGCTCGCAACATGGTCGTATCAACAGGACAATGGTCTAACATCATGTCATTGAACGATGCAGGTCGCCCAATTTACACAGCATCACAGCCAATGAATGCAGGCGGTCAAGTATCACCAACATCACTAACAGGTAATGTTGCAGGACTTAACCTCTATGTAGATCCAACAAATGGTGGAGATGGCGATGGAACAATCCTCATCGTGAACCCAGATGCTTACACATGGTACGAGTCACCAACATACCGCCTACGCGCAGAATCAACAGCTAACGGATCAGTTACAGTTGGTTACTACGGATTCGGTGCTATCGCAACTAAGGTTGGCGCTGGCGCATTTAAGAATAACAAGGCGTAAAAACTCACTAAGTCGCTCTGGGGAGTAGTAGCCCTCTACTCCCCAGAGTCTTGAGAAAGGATCATCATGGCACTTACAACAGTCGCAGAACTCCGTGCAACACTTGGAGTCGGTACTTTGTATCCAGATGCAACCCTTCAAGAGGTATGCGATGCAACGGATGTAGTCCTTTTGCCTATGCTTTGGCAGAACGAGCTCTACAATACGCATCAAAGCCTTACAAACAATGTGGCAACTCTTTACTTTGGTCAAGAGATTTCTAAAGATTTCTATGTAGGACAAAGCATAATCATTACTAAAAACGGAAGCCCATACAACGGCACTAAGACAATTACTGCCATCGGTTCGGGTTCACTCTCATATGCTGCAACTGGAGCAGATCAAGGCACTCATGCGGTCCAGCCTTTTGGAATTGTTGCAGGTACAGTCACTGACTATGCAACTGACACAGCAGTTCAGCAAGCAGCTTTGATGATATCTGTTGAAATCTGGCAAGCGCGTACAGCCACTCTCTCAGGCAGTAACGCTGTAGATTTCCAGCCAAGCCCTTACCGAATGAGCGCGCAGCTTCTCGCTAAGGTGCGAGGATTGATCGCGCACTGCTTATCACCTAACTCTATGGTGGGCTGATGCCTGTTGCCGTCACTACTCTTAGGACTACATTAGCAACGGCTTTAGTCGATAACGCTAAGTGGCAGACTTTTGCTTTCCCACCTGCCACAGTCCTTGCTAACTCTGTAATTGTCTCTCCAGATGATCCTTATCTAACACCTAGCAACAATCAGCACATCTCGATTAGCCCAATGGCTAACTTCAAGATTGTTATGACTGTTCCACTATTTGACAATGAGGGAAACCTTAACGGCATCGAGGACACAGTCTGTGGCGTGTTCGCAAAGCTCGCTGCATCATCTTTGACCTATAATGTAAGCGCAATAAGCGCACCAAGTATTCTCAACGCTGCATCGGGTGACCTACTCAGCTGCGAGATGTCCGTATCAATCCTAACGAGTTGGAGCTAAACATGTCCGAGTGGGAACAAGAAAACGCTGACTTCCTGAAGAAAATCGGGCAAGTAAGCACACCAGCACCAAAGCCAGCACCTACCAAGAAAGACGAGGAATAATCTCATGGCTGTATTTCTAAATAACAAAGTCGGTGTGAAGATTAACTCCGTTGATCTTTCAGACCATGTCACATCAATTACTCTTAACCGCACATTCGATGAGCTAGAAGTTACAGCTATGGGCGATACTTCACACAAGTTCGTTAAGGGCTTGGAAGCATCATCTGTAACAATCGACTTCCTAAATGACACAGCATCAGCAAATGTATTGGCAACACTACAAGCTGCATGGGGTACAACAGTCACATGTGTATTTTTACAGGAAAAGGGAACAGCAGTATCTGCTACTAACCCTCTCTACACAGTGTCCTTGCTAGTTAACAACACAACAGACATCAATGGTGCTGTTGGTGATATGTCTACACAGTCAATCACATTCACTGCTAACTCAACAGTTGCAGTAGCTTCAACAGGCACATTCTAATCAATTAAACAAAGGGGCAAACCATGGCAAAACTAAAGATAGTTCGTATAGATGGAAGCGTATTGGAAGGCGAGATCACTCCAGCAGTGGAGTACTCATTCGAGCAATATGCTAAAAAGGGCTTCCATAAGGCGTTCCGCGATGAAGAAAAGCAGAGCGATGTCTATTGGTTAGCATGGGAAGTAACACGCAGAGCAGGTGAATCTGTTAAGCCTTTCGGGATTGAGTTTATCGAGA